AAATGTTTGAAACTAATCAATTAGAAAAGATACATGAAATTGAAGATTGTGATTTTGGTATCCTTGATATGGAAACTGATCAAACAACAAATTTTCATAAAAAATTCTATAAAAAGGTAGGAGATACAAATTTTTTAGATGTTTATAGAAAATTTTTAAAAGATGTAATTCTACCTCATTTTAATGAGGATCTTTTATATCAAAAAATACCTACCTTTAGAATACAAATTCCTAATAATATTTCAGTTGCTGAATTTCATAATGATAAATCATACAGTCATAGTCCATATGAAATTAATATATTTCTTCCAATAACAGAGGCAAAAGAAACTTATACCATATGGAGCGAGTCACAGGAAAATCTTGGTGATTATTTACCTATGAATGCAGAGTATGGTGAATATTATATCTGGGATGGAGCAAATCTTAAACATGGTAATAAGATGAATGAATCTGATATTTCTAGATTTAGTGTTGACTTTAGAGTTCTTCCATATTCTAAGTATGATGAAAAGAATGTGCAAGAAACTATTACTACAAAAACAAAATTAAAATTAGGAAGTTATTTTGAATTAATGGAGGTAAATTTATGATTGACATGTATGAAATTGAAGGATCTGTAAATTTAGATACACATTCTTGTTTTGATAATCCAAAAACTTATCCTAAATTCCAAGAGAAGTTGCAAGAGTTTAAGGATTTATTAATTGAACTTGTTTATCTTAATGAATCAAAAACTTTTTATAAGTTTGGTGATGGTGACTATTACTTTTTGAGAAAAGAACCAGTTGGTAGTGCAACACCAGGTCGAAGAGCATTAAGTAAAGGATATAATCAAATCAATCATGAAGCATTTGTAACTGGTGCAGAATTATGTGATTACTATACTTGCGAAATCTATCCTGAAAATCGTGTTCGTTTTGCAGATGTAATTAACCGAAAAGTTGATTACCCTGCTGAATTTGGTTACGGTTTAGTAACAAACAAGTGGTTATTAGAAACATTTTCTGGTAGAATAGGTTTAATTGGTGCAAATACTAAGATGAACATTATTCAGAACTTAATGGAAGCACCACAATATCAGGATTATCTTGGTCTTGAAAAGTTTGAGGATTACATATCATTGCCACAGAAATTTGCTTGTGATGATATTGATGCAACAGAAAAAATGGTTGCTGAACAACTCAAAAATTCTTCATCAAAAATATTCTTGATGGGTATGGGACATGTTAAATCTGGACTCATACATAGACTGAAGAAACATGCAAATGCTATTTTCTTAGATGTTGGAGCATCCATTGATGCACTCGCTGGAGTTATAGATGTCAATCGACCTTATGCGGGTGATTGGACTAATTATCAGATAGATGATGATGAATTATATGAAGGTGTAGATTTTCTTGCATACGAAGGAAAAGGAAAGCATATCTTACTGGAGAGAGAATGAAACAAGCAAAAGTTGCTTTGATTACAGGTATAACTGGGCAAGACGGTTCTTACCTTGCAGAATTACTATTAGAAAAGGGTTATGAGGTTCATGGTATAGTAAGAAGAAGTTCTCTTATTAATACACATCGTATTGATCATATCTACAAAGATATACATTTACATTACGGTGATTTAACAGATGCAACTAATCTAATCGGTGTAATTAAAAAGGTAGAACCTCATGAGATATACAATTTAGGTGCACAAAGTCATGTTAAAGTTTCTTTTGAAACTCCAGAGTATACAGGGCAAGTTGATGGACTTGGAACACTTCGTGTTCTAGAGGCAGTTCGTCTTCTTGGTATGCAAGATGAAGTAAGAATTTATCAAGCATCCACATCAGAATTGTATGGATTGGTTCAAGCAGTTCCACAAACAGAAACTACACCTTTTTATCCACGTTCTCCATATGGTGTTGCAAAACTGTATGGATATTGGATAGTTAAAAACTATCGTGAATCCTATGGAATGCATTGTAGTTCTGGGATATTATTCAATCATGAATCACCTAGAAGAGGGGAGACTTTTGTAACACGTAAAATTACAAGAGGTTTATCAAAAATATCTGTTGGACTTCAAGATGTTTTATATCTTGGAAATCTTGATGCAAAGAGAGATTGGGGTCATGCAAAAGATTTTGTAGAAGCTATGTGGTTGATGTTACAACAAGATGAACCTGATGATTATGTTATCGCTACTGGTCAACAATATTCAGTTCGTGATTTTGTAAATAAAGCTGCTCCATTTTTTGGATTATCTCTTGAGTGGAGAGGTGAGGGATTAGACGAAGTAGCAGTTGATAAAGTTAGTAAAAGAACAGTAGTTGCTGTTGATGAAAGATATTTCAGACCAGCAGAAGTAGAATCACTTTTAGGTGATCCTACAAAGGCAAAAGAAAAATTAGGTTGGGAACCAACAACATCATTCGAACAATTAGTTGAGGACATGTGCATCTATGGACAGTAATTCTAAAATTTTTATAGCAGGACACAATGGACTAGTTGGTTCTGCAATTTTACGTAATTTAAAATCAAATGGATATTTGAATTTGATTACAAGGAGTCGTAAGGAACTTGACTTGACAGATACTGTTGCGGTTAAGAATTTTTTCATGACTGAAAAACCAGAGTATGTTTTTCTTGCTGCAGCGAAAGTCGGTGGTATAGGTGCAAACTCAGAATCACCTGCTGATTTTATATACCAAAATTTAATGATTCAATCTAACGTGATTCATTCTGCATATATTTCAGGTGTTAAAAAATTATTATTTTTAGGGTCTTCCTGCATTTATCCTAAGTTTGCTAAACAACCAATAACTGAAGACCAATTACTTGCAGGACATCTTGAACCAAGTAATGATGCATATGCTATTGCAAAAATTGCAGGTATTAAAATGTGTCAGTCATACCGTAAACAATATGGTTTTAATGCTATATCTGTTATGCCAACTAATTTATATGGTCCTAATGATAATTTTGACCATAATTCATCTCATGTTTTACCTGCATTAATTTCAAAGTTTCATGGATCATTAGAAAAAAGTGAGTATTGGATTGTTAAATTATGGGGTGATGGATCTGCAAAGAGAGAGTTTCTACATGTGGATGATTTAGCAGATGCACTTTTAGTTTGTATGAAAAAATATGATAGTGAAGATGTAATTAATATTGGGACGGGAGAAGATGTTACAATTAAAGAATTAGCAGAGTTGATTGTTGATATTACAACTTATAAAAATGATTATGAATGGGATGAATCTAAACCAAATGGAACTCCAAGAAAAGTGTTAAATATTGATAAGATAAAATCGCTAGGATGGGAACCTAAAATGTCTTTAAGGGAAGGTATTGAATCCACATATGATTGGTATAAAAAAAGTATTGGTTATGAGAAACCAGTTGAGAATTTAAATATATTTTCAAAATTTATGAAGTGGATGGGATAGTACATGAAACACTCTATTGAAATAACCACTAAAGTAGGATGCTCTAACGTATGTGAGTATTGTCCACAATCTACTCTAATTAAGAGGTATAGAGAAAGAATAGGAAAGGATGAAGATACAGTGATGAGTTTAGATACATTTAAAAAATGTATTAGTACAATGCCATCAGATATCGGATTAAATTTTACTGGATATGTAGAACCGTTCTTGAATCCAGAGGCTACTGACATGATAATACATTCCTTTAAAAAAGGACATGAATTATTATTGAATACAACTTTAATGGGTATGAAAATAGATGATTGGAATAGGATAAGGGATAATGGAGTAGTTTTTCGTCATGGAGTGCATGTTCATTTACCATCAGCATCATACTTTGAGATGATTGGAGCAAAGGTGCCAGTTAAATATTATGAAGGGAAAGATGGAAAACAATATACTGAGTTAAGTGACGAATACTATGAAACTTTGAATCATGTGTTGCAAAATCCTTTACCGTGGTGGACTAAGTTTCATTGTCATGGAGATTTGCATCCATTATTAAATGATCTTAAAAATCATGTAGAGTTAGATGTGAGAAATATTAATAGTCGTGCTATGAATATACTCTTAGAGAAGACAGAAAAAGTTCCTGATGAAATTAATATAAGAGGTAAGTGTCCAAGGGTATATCAAAATGTTTTATTACCAGATGGATCTCTTGGTTTGTGTTGCCAAGATTATGGTTTAGATGATATAATGGGTAATCTAATTGAAAACACATGGGAAGAGTTTGTTAATTCTGAACGTGTGCAAGATGTTAGAAAAAATGGTGCTGATCTTTGTGATTATTGTGAAGAGGGTATCGATTATGTTGGAGAAAAAGAAAATCAATGGAGGAGACCTCAACAAATTAAATGATAAGTTTTAATAATATTGGTAATCTTGGTAGACTTGCAAATCAGATGTTTCAATATGCATCATTAAAAGGGGTTGCAAGAAATCGTGGATATGATTTTTCAATTCCACCTCAACAAGTTTTTGGACAACATGATCCTTTAGTTAGAACATCAGAATTGAAC